CTAATGCCAAAGTTAGATGTAGGTTATGTGGAAAAATAACAACAAAAGCAGAATTATTAAGACAAAAATAAATAAGATGAATAAAGAAAAAAGATACGTAGCAACATACACAATGTACGTCTATGCAAAAGACGATAATCACGCAAGATCGAAAGCTAAAATGATGGAAACTAGAGAAAAAGCAAAATTTCCTAGTCAAGATTGTAAACTTGAAAAATTGGAATCTGTTCCATTTGCAAGTTTCGATATTAAAGAAATTTCACTTGATGAACCTTTAGAAGATAAAGACTATGATACTGCATTTAGACCAACATTCTACGGAAATAGTTGAAACTTTTTACAATTTTAACATATAATAAATATGAAGAAAAAGAGTATATTAAAAGAAGCTGATGAAATAATCAACAACCGATCTGAAGAAAAAGAGAGACAATATGGTCCTTTTTCAGAAGGTATGGATAGAGCAGCTTCAATATTTAACGGAATGACAGGTTTAAATGTTACAGGCCGTGAAATGTATATGGCGCTTATAGCGCTTAAGTTTTCTAGAGAAAGCTACAATCACAAAAGAGATAACCTTCTTGATGCAGTTGCATACATAGGAGCATTAGATAATTATATAGACGAAAAAGATGGTAAAAGTAAATGATATTTGGGAATTAGGAACATGGGCTAAAATTGCTATTGACGATGTTGTAACAACATTTAGCGATAAAAAGACTTCACACAAATCTGCCTGGACATACATGCTAAAACACCAGTTGAATCATGTTGGTTTAGATTGTGATGTATTAACAAAATCAGAAAATGTTCACGACTATGATGCGTGGTTTATTGTACTTCCAATGGAATTCGCTGGAAGTTATAATCTTTTTGGCGGAGCACAAGACGAAACTGCTGAAAGAATTCAAAGACTATTAGATTTTAAAGGACCTATATTTTGTATTAATAGAGAAATGCCAGATATTGGTAAATTTGCAGAAAGTAGAATGAAATCATGTTCTCAAAAATGGTCCGAACTTGACACTGAAAAACTTTCAGAAATTTCAAAAAATATAAAAACAATAGATCTTACATTAGAATCGGATACTTTTGTATTAGGTGATAGTCATTCAGTTTCAGCATATAAACCTGGAGCAAATATCTCTAGAAATGATGGTAAAACACTTTATGGAATTCTTAAAGAAGGAATGCAAAACTATATTCCAGAAGGGACAAAACATCTTATTTCATATTTTGGAAATATAGATATTAGACACCATCTTGGTAGACAAAAAGATCCGTTGTTTTCAACAATAACCCTTGCTGAAGATTATATTAAACACCTTGAAACTTTAAATATTCCAAAAATTACAGTAGTTGCTCTTTTACCAATCGAGTATGAAGAGAGAAGAATTCCAAAAACAGGATGGTATAAAGGAAGTCCATTTATTGGAACCCAAGAGGCAAGAACAAAAATCATGATAGGGTTTAATCAGGTTGTTAGAAGACTTTGTGAAGAAAAAGGTTGGGAATTTAAAGAATGGCCAAGACACTGGTACGAGACCCATCCAAAAGAATTTGCAGACACTTATATGGAAAAACCTGGAAGTGTTCACTTATCAAGACAATATTACCACTACGATTTTGATAGTGGAGAAGATAATGGAGAGCTTAAACAAAAAACATTAAGTCTCTTTTGAAACAAAATCTAAAAACCGAGTATAAATTAAAACAATAAAATAAATTATGAGTAAAAAAATCAAAGTAGGAATTATCGGCGTAGGGAATTGCGCTAAGTCCTTAGTAGAAGGAGTCCAATATTATTCTGAAAAAGAAGTATCAGCAAATGGTATGATGAGAGAAGATATTGGAGGTTATAAAGCAGAAAATATAGAATTCGTTTGCGGGTTTGATATTGACGAACGTAAAGTTAATCTTCCATTAGGAGAAGCTCTTAAACAGAGACCAAATAGCGCTTATGATATTGTTAAAAAAATTAAATCAAAGGCACCAGTATATGAAGGTCCAGTGATTGATGGTTATGCACTTCTTATGGATGCCTACCCAGAAAAAGACAGGTTTTTAGTTTCTGAAAAATTGAGAAATAGTTCTGAAATGAATAGAGTTTCTTGGACTAAAAAGAAAGAAAATGAATGGAAAGAAAAGGTAATTAATCTGATTAACAAACATGAAGTTGAAGTATTGGTTAACTATCTTCCAGTAGGGTCTCAAAAGGCAACAGAATTTTGGGCTGAAATTTGTTTAGCAACTGGAGTTTCATTCGTAAACTGCATCCCAGTATTTATAGCATCTAACCCATCTTGGGAAAAGAGATTTATTGATGCAGGTATTCCAATCGTTGGAGATGATATGAGAAGTCAATTTGGAGCATCTATTCTTTCTCAAATGTTACAAGAATTGGCATTCGAAAGAGGTCATGTTGTTAAAGCACACATTCAAAGAAATGTTGGAGGTAACACAGACTTTTTAAATATGGAAGACAAAGGAAGACTTCAATCTAAGAAAATTTCTAAAGAAAATGTTATTAGAGCCCAGAATGAAATTAGAGGTATCTCTACCGAAGACAGCTTTTTACATGCTGGTCCTTCTGAATATATTGCCTATTATGGTGATAATAAAGTAGCCAATTTTAGATTGGAACTTGAAGGTTTTGGAGGTGCACCAGTTCTATTTGATGCTCAACTATCCGTTCAAGATAGTCCAAACTCTGCAGGAGTTGTAATTGATGCATTAAGATATGTGAGAGTTGCAAGAGAAATGGGAATTGTTGGAGCCCTAAGAGGTCCATCAGCGTTCACTCAAAAAACTCCACCAAAACAGATGATGTTTGCAGATGCCGTTCAAGAATGCGAAGCATTGGCAAATAGAAAATTGACAACAACTACTAAAAAGCAAGTAATTGCTAACAAAGTAACATCAATTAGAAAAGAACAAGAAAAAGTATCTAAAAACTAAAAATGTATAAAATGAAATTTAATTTTTTAAGAAAACTTTTACAGTTTAACAAACCAGAACCTGTTAAACCAAAACACATAGAAATTTATGGTTATGATTTTGATGGAGTAGTTTCTCTAGGAATAAACCCTAGAAATGAAAACGATGTTATAATAACAGGAAGGTGCATTGATGAAACCGAATATGTTTATGCCATTTTAAAAGAAAGAGGTATTAAAAACAAGGTTTATTTTAACCCTATGACTCTTGAAGAAAGAGGAAATCATACCCTATCAGCAAGAAGACATTCTGGAAAACATAAAGCAATAACGATTCGAAATCTAAAGGCTAATAGAATACATGTCCAAAGATTTTTTGAAGACGATAGAGTACAGGCCAAAATAATCAAGGAAAAATGGCCAAAAATAGAAATAGTAGAAGTAATTTCAAAACTAGTAGAAAAATGAGAATAGAACTCCCACAATTACCGATGTCTACAAAAGACAGGAGAAGAATTAGAAAAACATACGCAGAAAAGTTAAACGCAACTGAAGGCGTAGATAATGGAATGATAAATGAGTCCATTGATAATTATTATAAACCTCAAATAGATTATACTGATAAAGTCTGTTTAGACCTTGGGTCAAATGTTGGAGCATTTACTCAAATAGCACTAGACCTTGGAGCAAAACATGTTACCGCAGTAGAATGCGATCATAGAAATTTTAGTAAATTAGAAGAAAGTTTTAAAGGAGATACTTCGGTAAATTTAATAGAAGCTGCTGTTACTGGAACTCATGTTGAAAAGCTAAAGTTATATAAATCAAGCGCTAAAAACAAACACTGTAGTACTACAATTTACGGAAAGAGTAGATACACTGAATATGACGAAGTAGATAACGTTCACATATCAACCTTACTAGAAAAATATAAACCACAGATAATAAAAATAGATATTGAGGGAGCAGAATATACCCTTATGGATGAGATTTTAGACTATTTTCCAGAAGTTCTTTTTATAGAATTACATGGAACAGGTAAAAACGAAGAGAACATGCAATTGTATACAGATCTTTTAAAAGAAAAATATAAACATTCAGAAATAGAACCTCTTATAGTTTTTAAAGCAGTTTGGGCACATGACTGTCTATTTTATAAATAAAAATATGACATCAAATAAAGAACTACTAAATATGAGTGGACAGGCCTTAGTTGACCTGATTCCCCAAGAAAAAATAAATCTTGTAAGAACTTTTGTTCATGAAATGAATAGAAGAGAATTAGAAGTTCGATTTAATAAATCATGTACATTTGATAATTTCCAACATCTTGAAAATGAAGATGTTTTTGGATATGGTTTTATAGTATCAGGAAGATCAGTACCCTATTTCCACCCAAACAGGTCTTTTCACGACGAGATTATTTGGCTAAATGAAAATGTATTTTATAACCCACAATGTACATTTGAAGATAAACTAATAAATGCAGCAATTGTAAAATTTTATGGACCTTCAAATACAATTAATCTTATTACCGAAGGAACAGGTTTTAATTTTATAAAATATGATTCTCTGGTAAATAATAATGATTATGTTCTTAAATGCATGACCAATCTTGAAAATGCAAAGAGGAGAAAAGAAAAGATTTATGGTACTACAGAACTTAGAACAAGTCTTCAAACAGAATCTAGAAATTATACTCGACAGATAAAAACGCCTTATGATGAAACAATGGGCCTAGAACCAGATCCTACCAGAAAAAGTAGAACAAGTGACATGTTCTATTGGTTTACCCATCTCGGTCCCCTATTTGTTGACTTCTATAAAAAGAAACCAACAATGGAAGAATCGTTTAATTTCTTGACTTCTTTTAGAGGTATTGGTAATTATTATGGCTATCACTTTAGCACTAACCTGGCGAGAATGCCAGAAATCGGAACAGCAGCCCTTTTAAAAGAGGGTTCTCTAACAGGAAATCTGGATGAAGACGACGACTTTGTTGCACCTGGTGTTGGGGCAATGGAGACTATTAATTGGTTATACAATCATTTAGGTTTTTCAATCTCTTCGCATGTTGGAGCAAAAGTTATTAGACAAATAAGAGATACACAACACCAGTTTTTTGATTTTAGTGGAATTAATGAAAGCGTTTTAAATAGCGTTACAGAAACCGGAAGGTTTACAACTTTTGGTTGTGAAATAAGTACTTGTCAGTTTTCAGTTTTTAGAAGACTTAGAGAAAGTAAAAGTATGGCCTTAAACAGATCAAGCGCTCCAATATCGCAAGAGACTATAGGAGAATCTTGCGCAATTTCAACATATTCACAAGGAACCCTTTTCTAATGTTAAAAATAATCATACCAAGTTATAAAAGAGCAGGAGTCAACCACACTATAAGATTCATGCCAGAAGAAATAGTTAAAGAATATGTTTGGATAGCAGTCAGAGACGAAGAGTACGACGAGTATGTTACTGCCCATCCAGGTGTAAATATCCATAATTTAGGAAAAGATATAGATGGGATAGCAGAGACTAGACAAAGAATCAACGAACAATTTTCAGGTAAAATAATGGTTCTTGATGACGACGTTAGATTTTATCAAACAAAATTAGGAGATCACCCACAACCGTCTACAAAATTACCTTTTATCGGCAGAGGAAAAGCATTTAAAACAACAGAAGAATATGTAGAAATGTTTAAATATATTGAAGACCTTTTAGACAAATATAGTCTTGGTACTATGAGAAATCTAAATTTTAGTAGAGATCGAAGATGGTATCCCTACGTAGAAAACACAGTTTGTTATTGGGTATTTTGTATTAATTTAGACTCTTTTAATTTTGAAAAATGTAACTTTAGAAATGCTCCTCCTTCTGGAATGTGTGAAGACCTCTATATTTTTTGTGATTGGTTTGACAAAGGAAATGATTTTTTCACACTTGTTAAATGGAATGTTGGAGAAAAAACAGGACAAAATGAAATGGAAGGAGGGTGTAATACACCCGATAGAGGAGCAAAACTTAAAAAATCCTATGACGAATTCGTTACAATGTTTCCTCAATATGCAAAACAACATGAGAGCAATGCAAATTTTAAAACGTACGGCGAAGACTGTAAAATTACAGTAAGAACTCAGCTCCATCCTAAGAAAAGAAGGCAAGACCCAAAATTTAAAAAACTGTTTTGATATAGAGATATATACTAAAAAATAATTTTGAATCATGAAGAACATAAAACTATTTGAAGAGTTTGTAGGAGAAGCTATTAACTTAAAGGCTCTTAAAAAAGAGATAGAAAACGACGGCAATTTAATATTTGTTGATGATGACGGCGATATGCTGGAATATGAGGATGAAAACTTTGCAGCCAATGTTTATTTTTATAAAAACGGAGAAGTTCAATTCGATATGAACGCAGGTGCATGGGAAGGTACAATGAAATCTCATAAAGACTTTACAAAGCTACAGGACGAGTGGACTGATTGGGCTTACGATAATGAATAATTGCGAACAATTAAATTAAAAACGAGGGAACCTTAAACAGTTCCCTTTTTTTTATCTATAATAACAAATGGAAGATAAAAAACCAGACCACATAGTATTTAATGAAGAAACTGGTGAATACGACGCTAAGAAGAAGGCATACCCAACCTCGTTAAGTGCACCATCATTTCAACCTATAATTTATGATAATACCGAGGCAGTAAAGGCCTCTAAATATTTCATGACAAAGTTTGATGAAATTCAAACAGAATACCATAAACTTATTAGAGAATGGGAAGATACAAAAAAAGTATACGACGCTGCATATAGTTTTAGTCCTATCACTGGAAAAACATATCACCTTTATGCGAGAAAGGATGAGTATTTCTTAAGTCTTATCGGACCTAAAGAATGGAACAAACCATATATTGGTAGTTATAAGTTAACAACAGATGGAAAATGGGAGTCCGCGGAAGAAACAAATGACGAAAAATAAATATAATAATAAAGATTAAAAATTATGGCAAACGACGACAATCAATGCGCAGACCTAGAGGTTAAAGATTTTCATTCCGATGTAAAAGATACATTCGGAATGGTTTATGAAAAACAGAGAGAATTACAGGCTAAATTAGGTTTAGACTACAAAGACCTAACCCTGAAAGAAATTGCAGATATGTGGATGGTAAATAAGCATGCGCTTAGTGATGAATTAAACGAAATGTTCGACGCACTTGGCGGTATCAACGATGGTATAGGGTCAGCAGCTTGGAAGTATTGGAAACAAGACAATAAAAAAGCATCAACAATGAAAGTTTCTGATTTGTCTGAATCTGATAAATTAGAACTATTTTACGAGTGGATTGATGGTTTACATTTTTATATGAATTTTGCACTTGCAATTGGAATGACAAGCAAAGATATTGTAAATCTTTATATGGCAAAGAATTCAGAGAACCACGACAGACAAAAAAGAGGATATTAGTAGGTAACTCCATGTAACCCGGACAACTTAAAAAAAGCAAATGTTATTAGATATAGAGCAAAAAGAAAACGAAATCATTATAAGTTATTACAACAAAGAAGGTAATGTTTCATTCAAAAGATACCCAATTCAACAATTCAAAAACTGGGTTGTAACTAATGAGAAAGATAGAAATAAAGACAAAGAAATCAAGAATTGGGATGGTAGACCAGTAAAACTGGTAAACACTAAGAGATACAATAAATTTGGTCTGATATATTTTATTGACTGTTTGCCCAAAGAAGACCAGGATGAAATATTAGCATATAATATGCCAAGAACCTATTTTGTCGATATCGAAACAGAAATTGTTGATGGCTTTCCAAAAGCGGAAGACGCTAAAACCAGAATTCTTAACTTTTCAATAATTACACCCGATAGAAAAGCAATAGTTCTTGGTCTTAAAGACCTTGAAGATATTGACGGCATGGAAAAAGACACCAATGAATATTTTAAAACATTAGACTCTGATTGGGACATATCATATTACAAATTTAAAAGCGAGTATGATATGGTCTATAATTTCGTACACAAATTCATGCCTAAATTTCCAATGATGACAGGTTGGAATTTTATTAATTATGACTGGCAATACATAGTTAATCGTTGTAAAAGACTTCAAATTGATATTAGCGAATCTGCAAAAACAGGTGCAGTTGACCGAGTAGATGGTAGACCACTTCACATGGGCATTCTTGATTATATGCAATTGTATGATAAATATGACCGGTCAGTAAAAGTAAAAGAATCAAACCGACTTGATTATGTTGCAGGACAGGTTGTTAAACTTAAAAAGATTAAATATAACGGAGGACTTCAAGAGTTGTATGAAAACGACTATAAAAAATATGTTTATTATAACATTGTCGATTCATGTCTAGTCTATTATATTGACCAAAAAATCAAATCAATGGAAGTTCTTTTAACACTTGCAAGCATCACGAAGATGCCACTTTATAAAGCAGCAAGTCCAGTTGCTATGACCGAGGCGTTAATGGCAAGAAAATTAATGGAAGATAATAAAAGAATCGGGACTGAACCTAGAGAAGACAATAAAAAAGATGGAAAATACGCAGGTGCTTTTGTTAAAGAACCTATTTCAGGTTTTTACAGCGGTGTAAGTGCATTTGACTTTGCTTCTCTATACCCATCCATCATGATGCAGTTTAATATATCACCGGATTCATATATTGAACAAGTCTCAAAAGAAGAGATAGCAGAGAAGAGAAAAAACAAGGACGTTATTGTTTGTGAAAATGGAGTTGTTTATAAAAATGAAGACTCCGTACTTAAACAAATACAGAGTGATTTATATAATCAGAGAAAGGAATACAAAGCAAAAGCATTTGAATATTTTGAAAAGGCCCGAGACATCCGAAAAAAAATTAAAAAAAAGTTTTAGTGTAAATTGACACATCTCGGACAGACTGCACGATATATAACCTATATTTGCAGCGCTGCTATTAATTAGGTCTTTCAGGACCTTTTTTGTTCTAAATTGAACAACATAGCATAATAATATCGTATTGTGTAAAGAATGAATTTTTAAATAAAAGAAAAAATATGAAGCAACTATTTACAGAAAGAATCGAATATAAACCCTTTGAATACCCAGAATATTATAACGACGGATGGCTTCCACAGGCACAGGCATTTTGGTTACATACTGAAATACCAATGCAAAGTGATGTTAAAGATTGGAAAGAAAATCTTATGCCACATGAAAAAAATCTTGTCGGAAATATATTACTAGGTTTCGCTCAAACAGAATGCGCAGTATCGGACTATTGGACAACAATGGTTACCAATTGGTTTCCTAAACATGAAATAAAACAAATGGCAATGATTTTTGGAAGTCAAGAAACTATCCATGCTACGGCCTATTCTTATTTAAACGAAACATTAGGATTGGATGATTTTTCAGCATTTTTACATGAAGAATCAACTGCAGAAAAATTTGAATTCTTAACAAATATAGATGGTGATTATACACATGAAGACCTTATAAAAGATCCTAAAGCCCGTAGACAGGTTGCAAGAAGTCTTGCTATTTTTAGTGCGTTTGCAGAAGGGGTTTCACTTTATAGTTCATTTGCAGTTTTATACTCTTTTCAAATGAGAAATCTTTTAAAAGGAATAGGTCAACAAATGAAATGGTCGGTAAGAGATGAATCACTACACTCAAAAATGGGTTGTAGACTTTTTAGACACATGTGCGAAGAATACCCAGAATTAAAAAGTGAAGTTCAAAAAGATATTGCACATGCTGCAGAATTAATGGTTCAAATGGAACATAAATTTATTGATAAAATGTTTGAAATGGGAGATCTTGATAATATGAAATCAGAAGATCTTAAGAATTTTATTAAGAGAAGAGCAAATGAAAAATTAGGAGAATTAGGATATAGAGGACATTTCGAATATGATAAATTGTCTGCTGACAAACTTAATTGGTTTTATCATTTAACAGGTGGAGTAGAACATGCTGATTTTTTCGCTATTAGACCAACAGACTATTCTAAAGCTGGAGAAGACGAGATATGGGACGAAGCTGAATTATTTTAATGATATATAATTTATGAATCAAATAAAAATGTACGAAGATTTTATGGATGAAAAGTTCCGCGATAAATTAAAGGCTGGAAAAGATAAATTTGTTAAAAAGGCTAAAAAGTTTGGAAAGGCACTAGGTCAAGAAGGTAAAGAGACTAAGGCTATTTTTAAAAAGATAAAGCATTCTATAAAAGATGGAGAACCATTAAGTAAAGAAGACAAGGCTGAAATCAAAAAACAAATGGGAGATATTCTTAAAACAGCAGGTCTTACAGCTGCTACATTTTTACCAGGAGGAGTTTTGTATATAATGTTAACGCAAAATAAACATACTAAAGACTATACACTCCCATCTTCGTTTAAAGAATCTAACGAAGATTCTGATTTAGACTATTTAAAATAAAAAGAATTAAAATGAAAAAGTATTTATTTTTTGAAGAATATATTAATGAATCTCGTTTTAAAAGAGGTAGATGGACTCAAATTTCTCCAACTTCTGACAAAGAACTAGATGACCATTTTTACGAACTTATTAATATAGCGTATGCTGAAATAGGAGGCCATGTTAAAATAAAAACCCCGGAAGACGTTTTTGCCGATAAAGAATGGACTTTTTGGAAAGGAGTAGACCTCCATGGCGCGCCAGATTTAGACCTTATAGTATGGGGTAAAAATACAAAATATGGTGTTAAATTTGCTGGAGTTGGACATGATGGTGAACGAGATAGTAGAAAAGAATATTTAAACCACAAAGGAAAAGACCTTAAAAAATTAGGATATTATGGAGAAGTCAGTGGTAAATTGGCTGAAATCTTAATGATTAAATATGGTGTACCGGTAGTTACAGATGAAAATGAAGTTCAGGCTGCAATTGGAGGTAAAAACGTAGAATGGCATGGAAAACACCCTAAAGATAATACAATTCCTGGAAACGGATGGTATAGTCGAAAAATTGGAGGTGGAATGCACACTAAAATCTTGGTTGGAAGACCAAAACTTTAAAATTTAAAACATGTTAAAAGAATTAGAAAAAGAAGAGTTAAATTTGGCAGACAAGGTTGCTGCTGATTTAGGTTGGGAAAAAGGTGTTGACTATCCAGTATGGGGTCACACAGAAATATATTTAAAAACAATTTCAAAAGGATATTGTTTACTAGGAGAAACTCCAAAAGATTCATATTGGAGAGTATCAACAACAATTGCAAGAAGACTTAAAAAGCCCGAAATGGCAAGTAAGTTTTTTGATTATATTTGGAAGGGTTGGTTAAACCTAGCCTCTCCAGTCTTATCAAATACCGGAACAGAAAGAGGTTTACCAATCTCCTGTTTTGGAATTGATGTCGCAGATTCTATCCATGATATTGGTAAAAAGAATCTTGAAATGATGTTACTTGCAAAGAATGGAGGTGGAGTAGGAATTGGAATAAATCAAATTAGACCAGCAGGATCTGAAATAACGGATAACGGAACTTCAGATGGAATAGTTCCATTCTGTAAAATATATGATTCTACAATTCTTGCTACAAATCAAGGAGCAGTCAGAAGAGGAGCAGCAAGCGTAAATATAGATATTGAACATAAAGACTTTTGGGATTGGTTAGAAATCAGAGAACCTAAAGGAGATATTAATAGACAATGTTTAAATATGCATCAATGCGTTGTCGTAAGTGATGGTTTTATGGACAAGGTAGAAGATGGAGATAAAGAATCAAGAAAAAGATATTTGGCAGTTGTTAAAAAACGTAAAGCAACTGGCCAACCATTTATTATGTATAAGGGTAATGTAAATAGAGCAAACCCAGAAGCCTATACTAAAAATGGTTTAAAAGTCTATATGACTAACATTTGTAGTGAAATCGCATTACATACTGATGAAAATCACTCTTTTGTTTGTTGTTTAAGTTCATTGAATCTTGCAAAATATGACGAGTGGAAAAATACAGACGTTATTCAAACTGCAACATGGTTTCTTGATGGAGTCTTAGAAGAATTTTTACAAAAAGCAAAATTTAGACAAGGTTTTGAAAACTCTGTCCGTTCTGCAGAAAAAGGTAGAGCATTAGGACTTGGAGTTTTAGGATGGCATACCTATTTACAAAATAAAGGAATTCCATTTGAAGGTCTCCAGGCTCAATTTGAAACCCGAAGAATATTTTCACAAATTCAAATAGAAAGTGAAACAGCAAGTAGACAATTGGCTGAAGAATATGGAGAACCTCTATGGTGTGTTGGAACAGGAATGAGAAATACTCATTTAAGAGCAGTGGCACCAACAGTTACTAATTCAAAACTTAGTGGAAATGTAAGTCCTGGTATCGAACCATGGGCAGCAAATGTATTTACGGAACAAACTGCAAAAGGAACCTTTATCCGTAAAAACCAGTCTCTTGTATCATTATTTAAAATGATGGATGAAGATAGAGAAGAGAATTGGAAGAAAATAGTAGAAGACAAGGGCAGTGTTCAAGGTCTAGAGTTTTTAAATGATTGGATGATGAGCCATAATCAAGAAGAACTTAGGGCAATTAAAAAATCAGAATGGATAGACCTAGAACAAAAAGACAGAGACTTTTGGATATCCCCTAAAGAAGTTTATAAAACATTTAAAGAGGTTAATCAATTAGAATTGGTAAGACAAGCAGGAATAAGACAGCAATATATTGACCAGTCGGTTAGTCTTAATCTTGCATTTCCAAATAGTGCGTCACCTAAATTTATTAATAAAGTGCATTTAGAAGCATACAAACAGGGTATAAAAACTCTCTATTATATGAGAACAGAATCAGTTCTGAGGGGAGATGTTGCTTCTAGCGCCCTTAGTGAAGATTGCGTATCATGCGATGGCTAAAAATGTGTGGCCCATCGAGGTCACGCTTTAGGACCGTTTAGTTACGGACTTTAAAGGGAAGAGTATCGCTACGCTTCCCTTTTTTAATGATATATAAAACATGATTTTAGAGTATAACCAATTTTTATTAGAAAAAAACCTAGTCCAATCTAGAAGAAATCTTACAATAGCAATATTTGAAAATATTGAAGAAATAGAGCCTATTTTAGAAGAGGCAAAATCAATGGTTAATCTTGGTATTTTTGATTCTTTAACATTTGATAATATAAATAATCTTTCAGAAGAACAATTATTTGAAAACATATTTCAAAAAGCGAAAGAAAAATTTCAAAAAGCGAAAGAGACTTTAAAAGAAAAGGGTAAAAAAGCACTTTCTGATGCTCAAGAAAAAATAATTAAATTTGGAGGAGATGTCAAAAAAGTTATTCAAGTAGTAATTAAACAACTTACAGAGGCTGTTAAAAAAGCATATGAATCTGGCAAAAAAATAGCAAGTCAGGTTTCAGAAAAAGCCAAAGAAAAATGCAGAAAAGCAATAGGAAATGTTAAAGATCCCAAACAACTTTCCGAAGATATTAAAAATGCAGGAAGCATGTTAAAATCAATGTCAGCATGGGTATTAGGAGGTTTTAATAAAGAAACAGCAAATGCTATGTTAAAAGCCGGAAAAACAGACGAGGCTGAAGACTTTAGACATTTTGAATGGGCAATTACAGAAGGACTGGCACAGGCAATTAAAGACGGAGACATAGATATTAAAGATATTTTAAATGAAGGAGCAGGACCAAAAATACCATTTATTTCTTCAATTGCCGCTAAATTAAATAAATTTCCACCATTTAAACAGTTATATGGTGTAAAAAATAAAGTAAAAGATGTTGTTGGAGGAGCCTTAGAAAAGTTTTCTGTATGGGCAACTGAAGTAGCAGGTGCTCCAGGTCCATATAAATTTGTAGCTCTTGCGACAATTATTGGAATTCTTGTAGAAATGGAAGTTAAAGGACTTGGTAAAAAATTACTAAAGTTTTCTCTTCACGGAATTCCAGGAGTAGGAACTATAATATCATACGCAGCGACTACTGCAAAATATTTAGCATATATCGCGATTATAGAAACGCTATTATCAGAAGTTCAAGGAAAAGACAAGCCAAAAGAAGAACCTAAAGAAGCATAAAACATTTGAAACTTTTTAATATAGTTTAATATAATAACTATAAATTAAAAAAAAGAATCAAATGAAATTACAAATTGACAGAATTGACCAACATGCTTTTATTAGTTTTGTAAACAAACTAAAATTAATAGACTCTTTTATCTATTTTAAGATTAAAGAAGACCAAGTTATTTCTACGGTATATCTACCACAAAGAGATGCAGTTAAACATCATTCAGTTCCTTTTGAAAGTATATTTCAAACAAACGAGGTTCCACAATTAGAAAAAGAATTAAAAGTAGCCTTTTTTGATGCAGGTAGAATTATAGATGCTTTTAAACAATTTGAAGCTGATTCTATACGATGTGAAATTGAATTTATTGAAAATGATCAGGATCTTGTTGCTTCAGCATTTAGAATCTATAATGACGAATTAGAAATTACACTTTCGTGTTCTGAACCATCATTAGGTTTTAAAGACCTTACAGCTGACCAAGTAGATGCTATCTTTTCAAGAGAAAATAGCGACTTTCAATTTCCAATGGAAAATCACACAGTTAACAGACTTAAAAATCTATTTAACCTTGAAAAAGACGAAACATTCGATATTAAAGCAAATGGCAGAGGTGTAGAAGTAAAAGGTAAAACATTTAATGTCGTTATTAGCCAATCTTCAACAGGAGATGGTAACGCAACCCTTTATAAAAAATATCTTTCCCTTTTAGACAAAGAAGAATACAACGTTCACGTTACGCCAAGTAAAGTTGTATTTGACTCTACAGAATCAGAAACTCTTTTAACAATTTCAACATGTCAAACTGCATAATATGTCCGAAGTTGATACTGTCAAAAATAATTTGGATGGATTGTCCAAAGAGGAATTAGAAGCACTTGCTATCAAATGTGAAGTTTTAAGCAATAAATATACCGCTTACGAACAAGCCGTCAAGTTATCCCTTAACTCTATTTATGGTGCATTTGGTAACAAGTGGTTTCACTTCTTTAACATACAGATGGCAGAATCAATTACTCTACAGGGTCAAAATGCTATCCTCTATTCAGAGAAAATTCTTAACAAATACTTTAATGAATTTTGGCACAAAGATACTGATATTCATGAAAAGCTTGGAATTACCGTAAAGAATAAATTAGTAAAACCATCTGTAATTTATATCGATACAGATTCTAATTATGTTCAGTTCGGTGAAATGTACGATTCAGTAGAATGGTTAGATGAGTCTAAAAAAATGGACGTAACTACTTTTACGATGGAAGTTTACAATCTTAGAATTAAAGAGTACATAAGACTTGCTATGGAAAGATATGCTAAAGTTCACAATACTGAAAATTTCTTAGTATTTGAATTAGAGTCTATTGCCTATTCTGGAATATTCATGACCAAAAAGAAATATATCCAAGATATCGCATGGGAAGACAAATTGGCAATAACAGATCGTCACCCTTCTCTTAAAAAAATTAAGACAATAGGATATGATACTATTCAGAGTTCTACTCCATCTTTCGCTAGAAAGAAATTAACAGAAGCATTGACTCTTCTCTTTAAAAATGGTAAAACACCAGGACCTAATGAGTTACAAGAAATGGTAAAGTTTTTAAAAGAGTGTAAGACAGAATTTAAACTTGTAGATATTGATGATATTTGCTTTAACAGAAAAACAAATAACATACATAAGTATATAATAGACGATAATAAAGAATTTCAAATAGGACTTAAATGTCCTCCTAATGTAAAAGCAGCTGGGTTTTATAACTATTTAATGAATAACAATCCCAAATATAAAAACAAATACAAGATGATAGCAAATGGCGAAAAGCTTAGACTATATAATACTAAACATCCAATTTGTGATATATTTGCCTATTTACCAGGAGAACATCCTTATGAAATAGCTCCTGAAATAGACTACGATACACAATTTGAAAAATGTATGATCGATCCTATTAATAGGGTATTAAGAGCTACAAAATTACAAGAGTTAGATACAAACCTCGTATATGCTTCGGCATTATGGTAAAAAAAGAATATGAAAGAACTAAACGAAACAGAAAAAGAAATAGTAGCGGCAATAGCACATCTTCCAAATAATTATGCCTTAGGCCAATTTATTAGAAGAAGGTTTCAACCGCTTATTGAAAAGATGAGAAAAGAATATCCAGAATGGAGGCCAAAAGGTTTAATGGATGTAGAAAAAAAGTTTAGAGGACCATGGAAATAAACGAAGAAGAACAAAAAATAATAAACCAATATTCTGAAATTCATAAAGAACTTTCAGAAATATCAAAAATGATGGCTAAAATGCAAGAAAGATCGGAAGAGCTTTTAAACGAATTGTATAAACTTAGAGAATCAGAAAAAAAACAAAAACAAAATGGCAAAAAAAGAAAGAATTTAATTTTAGTGACCTAAACGCAGAATTGGCTAACATAAACCCTCTTGGGTCTATTATGTCAGAAAATGATTTTAGCGAAGTCACAGAATATATCGACACAGGAAATTATCACCTTAATGCATGTGTTAGTGGTTCACTTTTTGGTGGATGGCCAAACAGTAGGACTTGTGCATTAGCTGGACCTTCAGGAACGGGTAAAACATTCCTTATTTTAAATAGTATAAAACGTGCAATCGACATGGGTTATAGTATTGTGTTTTACGATTCTGAAGCTGCAGTTGATAGACAATTAATGAAAAAGTTTGGAATCGATATCAGTAAAGTCAATTACCAACCTATTAATACTGTCCAGGCATTTAGACATTCGGTAACTACAATTACTACAAAGATGCAAGAAGTCAAAGCAGCTGGTGGAGAAGTTCCAAAGTTAATGATTATTCTTGATAGCGCTGGTAACCTGGCAACTCAAAAAGAAATTAATGATGCAGTCAGCGGAAGTGAAAAAGCAGATATGACAAGAGCAAAAATTCTTAAATCAATTTTTAGAATTATAATGACTCCATTGGCAGACCTAAAAATTCCTTTCCTATTTACAAATCACACATATATGTCGCAAGGTTTTATTGCTCAACAAATTGCAGGCGGTGGAACTGGACCAGAATACGCAGCATCAATTGTTCTCTTTTTAAATAAAGCACAATTAAAAGAAGGTACTGAAAAAACAGGAATTATTGTTACAGCAAAACCAAATAAAAACAGATTTGCAAAACCAACTCCTATCAAATTTCATTTACACTTTACAAAAGGAATGAACCGATATGTAGGTTTAGAACAATACGCAACTTGGGATATTTGTGGAGTAGCCAGAGGAACAATTGTAAAGGGTGAAAAAGTACCAAAAGAAACAGCAAGAACATGGATATGTGAACACTTGGACAAACCGGTCTCAAACGCAGACTTTTTTACCGAAAAAGTTTTTACAAAAGAAGTCTTAGAAAAAATTAACGAGCATATCAAACCTATATTTAATTATAACGATATTTCTCACGATGTAGATGTTGACGAAATATTAGAAGAGGCAGCAGAATGATTTTAAAACTAGACGAAAATAAATTACCTATAAAATACATTTTAGGAATACACGAGTCTTTACCAGAATACCCGACGGGAATGGATATTCTTTATGAAAAGGTAAGAAGACATGTTGGTGAAGAAAAGAAATGGAATTTTACAAAACATTCGGTTATGAGATATATGCTTAAAAATGCAAATGAAGACCGAGTAGATGAGGTCTTAACAGAGTTAATAAAAGATGGTTATATAAGAACCATAAATGAAACAAAAGGCAAAGAGTCGTTTAAAATACTAATAAACCCATTTGAATAATTATGGAATTCGGACAAGATTATGAAAAAATGTTTTTTAGGTTTTCATTAGAAAAACCTAAGTATTTGCAAGCGATTAAGAGTGGTTTCTATTCTTCTGAAGAGATTGATATTCTTTCAACTCTTTCATTAAAATTTTATACTAAATTTAACGAGACTCCATCAAGGGATCAGTTAAAATTATTAGTCAAAAATGCAAATGGCGCAAAAGATAAAATAAGTGATACAATCATGAATCTTATCTTTGAAGTTGATCTTGACCAGTATGACGAGGAATGGTTAACATCAACAGCAGAATCTTGGATAAAATGGAGAAACTTCGATACAACTCTTATAGATACTATTGAATTTATTAAAACAACCAACGTAACTCCAGAAAATACCGACCATATTATACAAAAAGTTAAGACTCTTATTAATGAAAGAAATAATATTACCTTTAATAGCGATATTGGCTTAGACTTTTTTGATGTAGATTCTCACGATCAAAAACAAACCGAAAAAGTATCTACAGGATATAACTTCTTAGACCGAGTTTTAGAAGGTGGTTATGATAAATGTGGAAATCTTGTAGTCTATGCTGGAGAACAAAACATTGGTAAATCTATCTTTTTAGCAAATGATGCGGCCCAATTCGTAAAGATGGGTACAAATACTGCGGTAATTACAGCAGAAATGGCAGCTCATAAATTTGTAAAGAGAATAGGTTCAAATCTATTAGGTGTTCCAATAAATGAATACACTGAAAAGTCTAAAAACAAAGACTATATAAAAAGAAAATTAGAAACCGTAGGAAATGGGTTTACTCCTCCTGGTCAATTATTTGTAAAACAAATGCCTACTTCTCAGGCAACTGTTCTAGACATTGAAGCACATCTTTGCCAAATAGAGGAAGAAAGAGGAATTAAATTAGGAGCAGTAGTGATTGACTATATAAATATATTAGCAAACTACAGAAACCCAAATAGTGAAAACACTTACATGAAAATTAAACAAATCGCCGAAGACCTTCGTGCGATGGGAATTAGAAATAATTGGTTAATAATAACAGCAACACAAATAACAAGAAACGGATATAACTCAACAGATATTACAATGACCGACATAGCTGAATCTGCAGGACTTTCACACACTGCAGATGTTATGTTAGGAATTATTCAAGATGATATTATGAGAGCAAGCGATGAGTACAGATTAAAAATACTTAAAATTAGAGATGGTGAAGGTAAAGGTACAAAATGTAAGCTTGATATTAATTGGAATTATTTAAGATTGAGAGAAACTGAAGAAATTACAATGAGTAACATACACGCGATATGAGAAATAAACAAGATAAAATATTTGACAATACCTTTGATGCCCCTGAAATAACAAGTGGAGGTAAAATGTCATTTGAGTTAGATTCTTCTATAAGAGGAAATCTATCCGAAGAAGAACAAATACATTATGAACTATTAGCATCTGATATTCATAAACTTATAGAAAACTCTAGATTTAAAAAATTTAATAAAATAGATGAGTTTACAAATACTACAAAACTTAAAAAAATGGACATAAACGAAGTCTACGGTTTTATAGTTGATGAACTCTTAGAAAAATATTCTAGAATTGACATTTTTTCAGAAGTTGCCAGCTATTTTAATATACACTCAACAAAATTCTATAATTCACTATCCAACGTATTTAAAGAGGGTTTAATTTCAGAATTAGACAATAAAACCGGAATACTTTCAAAAAAGAATATTAATAAATTATTTTAACATGATTAAAGAAGCAGATCTTCATAAGCCCGTAAAAAGGGTTTGGGTTCTAGGAGACTTACATTTTGGAGTTAGATCAAATTCTCTAGAATGGTTAGAAATTCAAAAAGACTTTTTTGAAAACTTATTTATTCCAACCCTTAAAAAACATTACAAACCAGGAGATGTACTTGTTCAGGTCGGAGATACTTTTGATAATAGACAGAGTATTAATATACGAGTCTTGAATTATGCAATAAACCTATTTGAAAGATTAGGTGAAATTCTTCCAGTCCATATTATAGTCGGTAATCACGATATATGGGCTAAAAAATCAAATAATGTAACTTCAATCGACAGTCTTAAATGGATCCCAAATGTTCAGGTTTATACAGACCCTGTAACTTATGATTGGGACAACAAAAATGTATTACTAATGCCGTGGAGAAGAGATTCAGAACATGAGGCAGAGACTCTTGCCGATAACCCAACAAGCGAAATTGTTTTTTGTCATTCTGAAGTCAGAGGAATCTATCTTAATTCAAAGGTAAAAAACCAACATGGAAATGAGAGCAATATTTATGATAAATATTTAAGAGTATATAGTGGACATATACATTACAGACAAGAAAAGAATAAACTCTTAATGGTTGGAGTTCCATATCAACTTACCCGATCAGATATGAATAATACAAAAGGATTTGATTTGGTCGATCTAGAAACAATGGAAGAGACCTTCTTTGAAAACAATATTAGTCCCAAATTCTTAAGATACAATATTAAAATGCTGTATGATATGAGTCTTGGTAATTTTAAAAGTCAAATAGAAAATAATTTTGTAGACCTTTATGTTCCATCAGAAATAGCAACATCCTCGTCCCTTTCCAATCTTATAAATAAGGTTCAAAAAATAGGTAGAAGAATAGAGCCAAATATTTATCAAGAGGATAACATGATTGACAAAGACCTTTATGATATAGATGAAATTGAAGAAATGCAAAAGAATTATAGTGTTCTTGGGCTTTGTGAAAAGTTTGTTGAATCTACACACTTCGATAAAAAGTTGAAAAAACAAATAAAACAAAAGCTAGAAAATCTCTATAATAATTGCGTAAATAATTACGATTTAGACAAATGAGAATTAATAGCATAGAATTTAAAAACTTCGCAAGTTACGGTAACTCTATTCAAAGGATAGAGTTTGGTGATGAGGCCCAGCTCTATTTAACATTGGGTAAAAACGGTCACGGAAAAACTACAATTGCAAACAGTATTATATATGCCCTTTACGGAAAAGTAGAAGGTGTAAAATTGGCAGATCTGCCGAATAGAATCAATAAAGAATTATGGGTTAAAATCAATATAACATGTAAAGATATGTTGGTTGAAATTGAGAGAGGCCTCATGCCTGGAAGATTTAAAGTCATGGTAAACGGCGTTGAATTTGACAAGGCTGGAAAAAGATCAGTTCAAGAGTATTTAGAAGATGAAATATTTGGCATACCATATCATGTATTTAAGAATATTATTATCTTAAGTATAAATGATTTTAAGTCTTTTCTTACCATGAATTCAGGAGATAAAAAACAAATCATTGATAAAATGTTCGGTTTTTCAGTCCTAAATGATATGTTTAGAGAGGTTAAAGAAGAGAGAAAACAAATAAAAATGGAAGTCGACTCTTATAATTCTGAATTGAATCAAATAATGGAATCGATATCTTCGGTTCGTCTTAAATTAAATAACCTTATGGAAGATGCTCACCATAAAGACAAGGTTAAAATAGAACAGCTTAAGAAAAACCTATTAGGACATGGTGAAAGCATACAAAAACTTACCGAGGCAAAAGAAAACATTCATGAAAAACTGGAACAATCTGTCGATTTTTCTAATGAAATGGAAAACAGTCAAAGAGATATTTTAAGAGACAACCAATATATTGAAGAAAAAATAAAGTTATATGAAAAGGGTAAATGCCCAACATGTGAAACCTCTTTAACCTCTACCGAACACTTAAATAGATTGGCTGATTGGGAGGTTGAAAAAAGTACAAATGAAGATAAAATTGTAAAACTTAAAAAAATAATTGAAGAGGCTGAAGAAAGAATAGGTTCTCTTAAAACCAAAAAGAAACAGGTAGAGACCCGATCTACAAATATAAAATATTCTATTAAAGAAATCAAAGAAGAGCTGATTAAAATAAAAGAGACTACTAATAATAAAAGTCAATTTCAGCATCTTAAACAAATCATAAAAGACTTTGAAAAAACAGAAAAACAAAAAAGCAAAAAGAAGGTTGTCGTAGAAAAAGAAGATGCTTTTATGGGTATTCTTGAAGAGGTTTTGGGTGATGACGGCGTTAAAAACCTGGCAGTAAAAACAATTCTACCAGGACTGAATGCAAATATTGCGATGATGGTTCAAACAATGCACCTTCCATTTCATATAAGATTTAATGAAAAGTTTGATTGTATTGTAAATCATTTAGGTGAAGATATTAACCCATTAACCCTGTCAACTGGAGAGAGAAAGAAGGCCGACTTTATAGTTATTATAGCAATCATAAAAATATTAAAACTGAGGTTTCCCCAGTTAAATCTAATGTTCTTAGACGAACTGTTGAGCTCAGTCGACCAAGACGGAGTCTATAATATTCTTAAAATATTAAATGAGGTTATTAAAGAGAATGGATTGAATACTTTTGTAATAAATCATACCGAACTTCCACATGAAATTTTTGATCAAAAAATACAAATATATAGAGAAAATGGCTTCTCTAAATTTGAGATAGAGAAGATTGATTAAAAACAAATTTAATTATGAAAAATATTAAACTATTCGAAGAATTTATTACAGAAAGTAGTGACTGGCATGCTAAGACACCTGCTGACCTTAAAAAAATGGCTAGAAGTTTTAAGAAAGACTACTACGATAGAGAATCTGGTTTTTTAGAACCGGAAGATGTAGATGCTAACTTTAAATTTATAACAGATTATCTAGGAGGAGACCAAATAGTTGAACTTATTGGAGGAGACTCTTGGGGAGACCATCCTAATGCAACAGCATTGACTGCTAGGTATATGGAACTTGTTAGTAATATTAAAAACGCAAAAGACCAATCAATGGAATCAGGTACTGATGTGGTTCTGGGAACCCTAAATGGAGCAAAAGTACTTTGCCAATATGATGGTTGGAGTACTCCTACACATTTATCCATTATGGTTAATATTAAAGATGTTAAAAAGTTTGACCTTGGAGTAGACCCATTTATTAAATGGTAAAAAATAAAAAACAATTATGAAAATAATAGAATCATTCGAAGAATTTATTACAGAAAGAAGTGACTACCATGCTAAGACACCGGCTGATCTTAAACAAAGGGCTAGAGGTTTTAAAAAGTACGCATACGATATCATGCTTAATAATGACTATGATAATGGATACGATACTAAAGAGATTGTAGACGCAGAGTATAAATTTATAACAGACTATCTTGGAACAGACCAAATAGTTGAACTTACCGGAGGAGACGTATGGTCTGATATGCCAGATGATGGAGAAGCATTAACTAACAGGTTTCATGAACTTGAAGATAGCATGAAAAATACTAAATACCATGAAATGGACTCTGGTGCAACGTACATGACCGGAATAATAAACGGTGCAAAGGTAATTGGTCGAGAAAGCAGTTGGACAAATCTTAACAAAACTTTATATCTTAGCATTAAAGATATAAATAAGTTTAATGTTGGAACAGATCCTTTTTATAAAGGTTAAAAATAAAAAATAATTATGAAAATAATAGAATCATTTAGCGAGTTTATTAATGAATCAAATCAATATGGCGAGGAGTTTGAAAACACTCCAACACCTGATAAGATAGCAAAAGTCCTCATGAAAAAACATGAGACCTTGGAAATGAACGCTGAAAATTTTGATAAAATTCAGGCTGCGGTTAGAGAGTTTGATGATATGTATGGGACCGGCTTTTATAACATAGCAAATGCTAGCAAATATACTGAACAGGCACAGAGCTCCGTACAAGGTAATAAATTCCTATTTGATAAAAAAGGAAAATTAAAGTTTATTATTGCATATGTCGGACCAGGAAGGAATCTAGTTAAATTTCCGTATATTGCTGATAAAAATAAGGATCAGGAAGTTGAAGATTGGGCTTATGAAAATTACCCTAGACTTTTTAAAGACTTGGACTTTTTGGTTTATCAATTTTCTAGTTATGGATATAGGGATTATTCAGATGAAGGAACTTTTGAGCTTGTATCTGCACCGACTAAAAAACTTGCTATGGAAAATACAAAAGCCAATCCATCAAAAGATGATTCGTTTTGGCAAAACCATGCATGTGTACAAATTTCGAAACAAGATGTTAAAGAAAAGCAAAAAGAACTAAAACAGAAAGCAGACCATTACACTAAATTGGTAAAACAATTTGGAAAATAAAAACAATAAAAAACAATTATGAAAATAATAGAATCATTTAGCGAGTTTATTAATGAAAATAGACAGGCAGAAAAAGTAATTAAAAAAGCCCTTCCAGGATATGCATGGGAACATTATGGTTCTCTTGATTCTGATGAGATGGAGGCAGAAGGTTTTGCTGGAGCTGAAACATTTGGAGCTGCAATAGACGAACTTGATGGCATGGAATTAATGGTACAAATCTATTCAGCGGATGGATTGGGACATACTCATTTTGGTTTTAACTTTGATGGAATGCCAATAAGTACTTCATTACATAGCGGTTCCCAAAGAAAAAGTATTGCATCTAGCGGGTTAGACTTTCCAATAGATATTAAAAAACTAAATTCAAGTGTATTAGATTCTGTAATATCAGATATTCAAAATAATCACATGTAAAAGAATGGCAACTTACAATCTTAAATTTAATAAAGATGATAGTGTTATTAGACACCTTATTATTGGTCTTTTAGCAGACCTTAATAAAAAAGTGAGTTTTTGGAGACAGACTAGTGAAGATAAAAGAATAGAGGTTGACGTACCTTTCTACTATTCAATTACTGGAGACGATAATTTCTTAAGAGACCATTTTTTGTTTTCTACGGCAAATGGTTTAGATTGTTCTCCTCAACCCGAAAAAGCAGATGGTAATTATGAACAGGTTCCAAGAGGGGTTTTAAATTTAACCTCAATGACGGTCGATCCTGCTAAACTTGTAAATAAGAGAAATGTAGGACAATATTCTAAAATGGGAGACCAAAATGTATTAGAGTCTTATAGAGCCGAATTTGAAATGATACCAATCACATGTTCAGTAGATGTTGAAATAATTCTTTCAAGTCTTTTAGATATTTTTAAATGCACTGAACAACTAATAAAGAAATTATATAAATCAAATCAATATAACGTAGAGGTTGGACATTTAGACGAAGGTCTTTATAGAGTTTCTGCATATTATGCAATGCCAGACGATTATGGTAAAGAGAACCCTATTGAATACGGGTTTGAAGACAAAGGAACCTATAAATTAACATTTAGTATAGAAATAAATTCATTTATTCCATCAATAGACTTTGCAACGGAAATGAGTGCAGGTACTAGAATATTTGGAGTTGGTTCTAAAATAGCCCAAGTCGGTAGAGGAGGATTGGATGAGGTAGATGCCGCTGCATTGGCTAATGACGGATCTGGTGTTTCACAAGGTTCAGGAAATAGTCTAGGATATGGACCATCTCAAACATCAAATAACCTACCTAACTCACCACTGTCAGGGTTTGACCCAGAAGAGGACCCTAACGCAGCGCCTCCGTGTTAATATAATTAAACTAATTAAATAGATATATAAATAAAATTATCAAAAAAATAAAAATAATCAAAATGGCAAAAGTTACAAAAGAAATTATTTCACCGCTACACGTTAACGAGAATGGTGATACATTTATTTGTTTAGATGGTAAAGCTTTTTTAGTAAAAGAAAACCAAATAGAAGAGGCGAATATCATGAGTTCTCCAGGAGAATTTAGAAATCTTGCACTTGCTCTAGAACATTTTCAAATTACAGAAAGCGGTATCACATGGTATAATGGAGCTACGAAAATAAGATATTTCGCAGAAACAAATAAAACATATCTTAACAATACAGAAATGTTAGGAGAAAGTATATCAAACCACCTATTACTTTCAGGTGTAGTAAATTATAATCAAAAATCAAAAATCGATCTTTTTGAATTTGCTTGTAATAATTATAACAGATATTCTGTTTTAGAATTCGCTCAGAAAATAGAAGAAGGATCTGTTAAATGTTATGTTATGAAACTTAACGAAGACTTCTTTATTTATAGAATGAACGAAGCAAATAAAATCTATAAGTTTGGAAAATTAAACGCTAATGAAGCCTTTGATTATATTAAAGAACAGACTGGATATGAACTGGCTGACATGACTGCAGAACTTTTAGAAGGAGAAAGAGTAAAGGCAGCAGAAAGACAAGTTGAAATAGACAAGTTAGAAGAGATGGTAGCATTTCTTAAAGACCAAAGAGGAATTATCGCAGAGGCTGATAAATCTGTAGAAGAAATCAAGCAGGCGGACACTCTTATTAATGATGAAATCAAAAGACTTGAAGAAGAAATTCAATCCTTTGAAGAATTTACAGCGCAAACTGCCGAAGAACATGAACTTGAACAAGATGTTGAAGATGAAAATACAACAAAAGGACCTGCAGATATGGAAGAGGCTTCAAGCGATGCCGCTGATACCGATTCAATGGAAGATGGCGAAGAGGCTGGAGAACCTGCTGAAGAAGTAGAATCTGATGCTGAAGAAGTAGACAACGAAGAAGATAGAGAAGAGGAAGGAGAAGAGGCTACTGCTGAAGCACCTGATGCAAGTGGAGAAGACGCTGGAGACGAAGTTGCACCAGAATCTAAAGAAGATGATGAGGTTGAAGATGAAGGAGAAAGCGATGTTGAAGAATCTGAAGAGTTAGAAGCTGAAAAAAAAAAACTAACGAGGCCGGTTTAGAAACAGAAATATCTGTAAATAGAGCAGATGGTTATGTACCAGCAACTCTTAATAGAAAAACTGAAAACCATGCTGAAGGAACAGAAATGAAAGTAGACGCAGAAGACTACACAACTTCAGGAGCCGATGAAAATATTACAGTTTTTATTGGAGAACAACCAACTAAAGTTTTAAAAAGACATATAAGTTTAGCAAATACTGAAACAATTTAAAAAAACAGTCTATAATATACAAATGGAAAATGTAAATAATTTCGAAGATTTTTTAAATGAAAAAGACTACAGTCAATGGAGTAGTAAAGAACAACATGATGTACGAATGGTGCAGGCTAAATGGTCAAATGCTACATTAGCAGAAGATGCTAAAGGAATGAAAAAATACATGAAAGAATTGGTAAAGGCAAACGATGCCTATATCAAATATATCGAAAGTAAGTAGACTACTAATATATTTTAATACTGAAAGGGCTAAATGAAACATTTGGCCCTTTTTTCATATAATACTAAACAAGACATAATGCCTAGAAAAAAGAATTATTTAAACAACAAAGACCTCTATGCCCAAATAGTCCAATCTTTAGAAGAAGACAAATTGACAAGAGATGCAGAAAAGATGCTACTGTTGTTAGCAGAAAAGGCCATAAATAGACTTAAATATGTGAATGAAGAAGACAGAAAAGATTGCCTTCAATTCGCGCTCTTAGACCTATGGCGATACTGGAGAAATTTCAATCCTAAATATACAAATGCATTCGCCTATTTTACAGAAATAGCAAAAAGAGGATATGCAAAAGGATGGAATAAATTACATCCAAATAAATATAAAGGAACACTATCCATGGACCGTATAAACTCTTACAATTCAAAAGATGGAGACGGCGGAGGTGGAATGTTTAATATTTAAAAATGTCAATAAAGAATGTTAAACCCACAAAAAACAGCGGTTATAATCAAGGATATTATAACCCTGTATATCCAAGTAAATATGCTGGTACACCTCCAATTATTTACAGAAGTTCGTGGGAATTAAAATTCATGAAAATGTGCGACAACAGAGAAGATATTGTAAAGTGGTCAAGTGAGCCCGTAGAAATAAAATATTGGAGTTCTATAGACAAAAAAGAACATAAATATTTTCCAGACTTTTATATTAAAGTAAAGAAAGAGACGGGTTTCGAAGAAAGTCTTATTGAAATAAAACCTGAAGAGCAAATTATTAAACCACAGCCCCCTAAGAAAAATAGTAAACAGGCACTTAAGAACTATAAATTTCTAGCAGAACAATTTATTAAAAACAGAGATAAATATAAATATGCCAACGAGTATGCTAAGTCTAGAGGGTTTAGATTTGTTGTGTTAACAGAAAAAAGTCTTAAATAATGTTATTAAGAAAAGAGCTAAGAGATTATATTAAAGGAGAAGGTGGAAAAAAGAAAGCTATGAAAGCCGCAAAAAAATGGTTTGAAGACGGTGTAAAAAGTAAAAACGAAAAAGGAGTACAGTCATATGCTAAAAGATTTGAACCTGGAAAAATTTACGTTTTTGAATATAAACCTCTAAATATTAAAACACTTCCATGGTATGATGCTAGACCTGTCGTTTTAGCACTTGATGAGGCTGAAAAAAATGACTTTGGAATAAATTTAAACCTTTTACCAATTAAAGTAAAAGAAGACCTATTGGATATTATATACACTTTATATGCTGGAGAAATAAAAATGGCATCAATTTCTGAAAGCGCTAAAAGACAAAAAATGTTATCAATAACATGGGAAATGGCTAAAGAGTATATACAAAAAGAAGGGTATGATTTTGCGCTTAGACAATACATACCAAATCATAAAAAAAATCAAGCAGTTGTAAGTTATAAAAACTGGCCAAAGATAATTTTATGTGATTTAGCGCAGTTAGAAGAGATTAATTATGCTGATTTAAGAAAAATGTTCGAAAATCACATAAAAAATAAGAATATATAAATTGAAAAAGTATTTAAAATAATATGGCAGGTTTTGCAGATAAAGATCCGAGAAACGGACCGTGGAGTACAGGGAAAAGACCTTTTACTCTAAGTAATACACTTAAGACATTGTCCTCGTTTGGAATGAGGTACGATGACATGATATTGAGGCAATCTCAAGCTATTGGTCCTTTAGAAGACCAGTTTGGATATGGCATTATGAACCCTATGGGTGTAGACAATGATGACATGTATGCTGCGTTTGCCGCCCTCTCTATGGCCGATACGACCATGAGAAAAAATGTTCCTTTCTTTGACCAGCAATATGTTGTTAAAAGAGATGAACTTAGAAGGTTTTCAGTAAATGACGAAATAGAAGATATATTAGATATTCTTTGTGATGAAACAATAGTATATGATAATAAAAACTTTATTGGTTCTCCTGAGATTTTAGGAGTTGAAGTTGCAGAAGGAATTCAAAAAGACCTTAACAGATATTTTAGACAAATTTATCATGCATTTGGTTTTAATTCAGACCAATCAGCCTGGTATTATTTTAGAAAATGGTTAATTGATGGTTATTTAGCATTTGAAATTATCTATTCACCAGATCAAACTGAGATTATCGGTTTTAAAGAACTGGACCCTGTTAATCTTGTACCAGGATATAATAATGAAGACGGTAAAAAAGTATGGATACAATTTAAAGATGACCCAGTAAAAGAGAGAAAGCTTTACGACTCACAGGTTATTTACCTTTCATATTCTTCAATTACAACAGCATCAAGAGTATCCTACGTTGAGAGATTAACCAGATCGTTTAATCTATTAAGAATAATGGAACATACAAGAATTATTTGGGCAGTGACCAATAGTTCTTATAGAATGAAATTTGTTATACCAGTTGGTGGTAAATCAAAAACAAGAGCAAAACAATCCCTTGCACAGTTAATGAATTCATATAAAGAAGTGGTTGATTTTGATTGGGAATCAGGTTCAATGGAAACAGATGGAAAACCAATGTTACAATTTAATAAAGAGTATTGGTTACCAAGTAAAGATGGAGAAAGTCCAGAAATAGAAACACTAGACAGTTCAGGACCTGATATGTCAGACGTAGAAGCACTTAAGTATTTCTCAGATAAACTTAAGCATGTTTCTAAAATACCATACTCAAGATTCTTATATGAAGATGGTGGTGGAGACTTTAACCTTGCTGCAGATGGAATGATTAGAGATGAGATTAAATTCAGTAAATTTGTAAAAAGATTAAGAGCTGCTTTCCAAGAAATATTAGTAAAGCCACTCTATTTGCAAATGTGTATTAAATATAAAGACCTTGCAGAAGATCCACAATTTAAAACTCAAGTAGCATTACGTTATAATAGAGATAATGATTTTGCAGCCCTAAAAGAAATGGAAATCATGGAACGTAGACTTGAATTTATTGGATCGATGAGAGATTCATTAATGACAACAAATCAAGAGACTATGGAAGAAGAATATTACTTTGATATGGGCTTCTTGGTAGACAGATATTTACAATTGTCTCCAGATGATATGGCTGCAAATGAGGCTGCTAAGGCTAAAGAGGCTAAAAATGACGAATTGGCTCCAGAACCAGAAGATCCAATGGCGATGTAAAAAGATATATAAGTTATGAAATATAAAACATTTGAACAATACCTAGAAGAAAAGATGCTTACATCAATAAAAGCAGGTGAAGATAGTGAAGTAGAAGTAAGCGATCAAAAGACTGCAGATGGAAAACTTATTCCAGCACAGGAAATATTAGGACAGGTTTTAGCTTCAGAAACTGAAGATGAATTTAAAGCCTATTTTTATGATAGATATGGTTCAACTAAATTTGATACCGGAACAATGGGACAGATGGTAACCGACTACAACGATTATTACAAAGAAGTAGCAGCCAAAGAGAAAGAAGCTGAGAAAGAAGGCGGTGATGGAGGCGGAGAAGAAGAGGACCCACTAGCCGGATTATAAAATTTAAAAAAGTAATTAAATAAATAGATATATACAAAAAACAAAGAAAAACACAATGGATAGACTTATCACTAAGCCTAACGATTATAATTTGTTAATAGTTGAAAAATCATCATCGGTTTTAACCCAATCAGGTGAAGAAAAGGACTATGTACTAGAAGGGGTTTTTGGAGAAATAGATGTTAAGAATAAAAATAACAGAATTTATACCGAAAGCGAATACGTACCGCAAATAGAATCGTTACAAGAAAAAATCAAATCGTCTAAACTTTTAGGTGAATTGGACCATCCACAGCAGTTTGATATTTCCCTTAAGAATGTATCACATGTTATCGAGGAGGTAAGATATGACTCTGAATCTAAAAGAGTTATGGGGAAAATTAAGTTACTAGATACCGACGCTGGAAGACAGGCAAAGGCGCTTGTTGATTCAGGAATTCCTTTACATATCAGCTCAAGAGCAGCTGGAGAGGTTTCAGAAGGAGGTAAAGTAAAAATCAAACAACTTTTCACTTATGACTTGGTTGCAGACCCTGGGTTTGCTAATGCAGAATTGACAAGAGTAAATGAATCTTTCGGTTTTAGCAATGATGATAGCCTATACATTTATGAAATGTTTAAAAAGAACGAAGAAATTAATAAACCAATACAAAATAAAAAAGAGCAAAAAATGGAAGAATTTGTAAAAACAGATGACTTCAACAATTACACTAAGTATTTGGCTGAGCAAATAAAGGGGTTAAAGTCCGCTCTCACAGACCTATCGGAAAATTCAAATGAAGGATCTGCTAGTACTAATGACGACATTAAAACTGTAACTGCTCACAACGATCACATTGTTGAATCAATAAACAATTTAACAGAATATGTTAAGTATGTTGCAGAAAAAACAAACTCAGCGATTGAGTATTCTCAATACGTTGCAGAAAAAACAGATCAGGCTATTCAGTATACAGAACATGTAGCTGAAAAAGCAGATCAAGGAATAAGTTATTCAGAGCACATTGCTGAATCAGTAACAAATCTTAAAGATTATACTAATTATTTAGCAGAAACTTATAATGGCGGTGCAGAACAAAATGAAAAACTTATTGAATACGTAAACTATTTAAAAGATAACGTACAAAACGTTAGTGAATACGCTAACTATATTGCAGAGTCTATTAACGAGCAATTAGTAACAGAAAGCGATGACGTTACTGCTAAAGAATATGATGAAGCAGAGGAAGAAAACGAATTAGAAAAAGTTGGTGATAACTCAGGAGAATCAAACACTGCAAGTGCTGAAGACTCAGGAGTTGAGAAAGAAGATATTCCAGACGAAAGAAAAGACGTTACTACTCCAGACGAACACAAACCTGCTACAAAAACTGCTCCTACAAATTCAGGAGATGACGCAGCTGACGAACCACAAGATAAAGTAGAAGAATATAAATCAGAAATTTCAGCTAAATTAGCTGCACTTTTAGAGAAAAAAGAAAAGAGAGAAAATAAAGATCCTCACTTCTTTAAACTTGTAACATCAAAAACTGCAGAAAAATTCAACACACTTAATGAAGAGGCAAAATCTCACGTAAGAAAAGAGGTTGAAAATGCAGGGTTCTTAACAGAGTCTCAGATTGTAAGAATCATGGAAAACGTTAACATAAGTGAAGTAACAGGAAATAATGTACCTTTCGTAGTAGAAGCAATGCCAGCTGAATACAAAGAAAAATGGTCTAACCTTTCTGAAAAGAAACAAAAACAATTAATTGCACAATCTAAAATGCACAAAGTAACTACTGAATATCAAGTAAGAAACTTTTGGCAAACTAGAGATATGAGAGAAACTGCTCCAGTAATGGAAAAAGTTGAAATGATTAATGAATCTAAGAAAGAAGAAGTTAAAAAGTTACCTTATGAATTAGACAGTGTTAAAGAAGCAATTACTAAGAGATTTAAGAAGTAATTAAAGAATAATATTTTAAAGAAAAGACCCGATGTGAAATCGGGTTTTTTTATGTCTAATTTTTGTGAAATTTAAGATATATAAAAATAAAAGTTATGACATTAAATAATAAAAAGAGTAAATTTAGAACATTCTTAAACTGGGGTCAAGTAGCCTTTTCACTTTTTCTTTGCATTCAATGGCCGTTCTGGCTAAGTGATGGGTACCTAGATACTTTATATTTAAAAATAGCAACCTTTATCGCAGCCTATGGTAGTTTCTTTGGAGGTTTATATTGGAATATTAAAAACCATTACGGTTGGAAAACCTGGAAAGAAATTTTTAAAAATAGATAATCTCATATTCTAATAATATCTAAAACACATACTTTTATATACTTTTAGTCTGGTACTATGGTTATATAATAATACGATAATACTTTCAAAAAAGTGAGAGATATATAAAATATTATTCGACGATTTGGTGAAAGAAGCAGAAAACCGAAAATTAACAAGTCGAAAATTAAAAACGCAAAAAAAAATAAATTTAACAAAATGGCAAATTTAATTAATGAAGCGGAAATCAGAGAGACTTGGTCACCAATTATCGAGTCTGCTACTGGTATCCAAGATACTTCAAAATTAGCATGGATGTCTGAATACTGTCACAATCATAAACTTTATGAAGATGCAGCTATCATGACTTTAAATCCAGGAATGAACTTAGGTGGTATGGGTGCAACAGCATTCCCAGGACAATCAGCTCTTACAACAGGACCTGGTACTGGAGCATTAGGTTCAGGTGACAAAGCTCCAACTTTACTTCCTTTAGCGATGCAAGTTGCAGCTCAAACAATAGGTTTAGACCTTGTACCAGTTGTACCAATGGCTGGTCCTATGGGACTACTTTCTTACCTAGACTTCGTATACGAAGGAGGTTCTATCGGAAAAGCTGGTGGAGCAGACGGTAAAAACGCACCTACTTATGTAAAAGGTGGTGATGGTGCTAATGGTTCAATTCAAGGAACTACTGTAACAGAATCTACTGCTACAGTTGCAGGAGATATTACTGAGGTTGGTACTTCAAGAATTGACGGAGATAAAATCTGGAAAATTGAAGAATCAGGACAAGACCTTATCGATGCTGCAGGTAACGGAATCAGTAAAGCATCTGATCTTTTCGCAAATGGTGAAGCACAATTAGTTGCTGCACTTGACGATCATATCAGAGGTTTCTCAGCTGGTGATGAGGATGGAAATCCTTACAGTAGAGAAGGTGGAGAATCGACTCCAGACAAAATCATGGGACTTTCTTTATTCAGTAAGTCAGTAAGCGCTGAAACTTATCAAGTTGCTGCTGCAGTTACTAGAGAACAAGTTCAAGATTTAAAACAATTCGGTGTTGACGCAGTTGCTCAAGTAGAATCTGTATTAACTAACGAAATCACTCAGAACATCAATGATTTAATTATTGAATCTATTGCTAAGTTAGGAGCATTAAACATCCAAAAAGCTGGTTTTACTGCTGGTGAATTTGATGTTGACGCTACTTACTCAAACACTTCTGGTAACACATTATCTGGTGGACAAACTGAAGGTTCTCAACACAGAAAAGTACTTACTGGTATTTTAGCTGCTGCTAACCTTATTGCAAACAGAGGTAGAAGAGGTGCTGGTAACTTCGCGGTCGTAGGACCTAAAGTTGCTACAGCTATTCAATCTGTTTCAGGTTTTGTACCTAACCCATTCGCTAACACAGCTACTCAAGCTGCAGGTGCTATTTATCCTGTAGGTACTGTTGCTGGTGTTCAGGTTTATACTAACCCAAAATGGGAATGGACTAAAGAAACAGTATTAGTTGGTAGAAAAGGAGATGGAAATGGACCTGGTCTAGTATTCATGCCTTACCTAATGGCTGAATCAGTACAAACAATTGCTGAAGGAACTATGGCTCCTAAAGTAGCTGTTAAATCTAGATTCGCATTAGTTGAAGCTGGTTTCCACCCTGAAACACAATACGTTGCATTTGATGCTGCTGTAGAACTATAATCTAGAACTACAAAGTATTTAATAATATTAAGGGACCCCGGTGGCAACGATGCAAACCGTGGTGGGTCCAACGTCACTTATGACGACATTCGCAACACGGGTAAAGCCAATGATTGCCCAATTGGCGATTCAGCTCGTGGCTCCATTCCGCTAGTTGCAGGCCAGAAGTACGAACTTCGCGGGATCTGCATGCACCCCGTGCAGGTTTATGCAAAGGAGGACCCCAAAAACATTCGCCAGCAGGC